AAGATCAATCATCAGCCTGAATATAAATGGACTCTTTACCTGTCCATGAAATTTCTGTCTGAGGATTGATCTTTCCCGTCTCAGAATCGAACACGTCAGGGAAGTTGTTTTTGAGAAACTGTCCAATTTCACTAAGATGAAAAACTACCTTGGGAGTTGAATGGTATTTGTGGGCCTGCAAGCTCTGACCTAGAACGTCGTGGAAAGCTCGCACGAACGGGTACACCGATTCCAAATCGCTCTGGCCACCATTCAGCGATGCGTCAAATTCATTCCAAACTTCCAACAAAGGTACAAACCCCCAAGTGTTCGGCCTATTCCACTCGACCAATTCTTTTTCATCTGTGGAATCCCAGTAACGATAACTGTCCTGGTCAATTAGCTCGATAATTTCATGCTCTTTTTCTTTCGGGGAAATTCCGTTGGCAATATCACCATCGTCTTCAATCATCAAGACTGTGTGTGAAACTGTGGCCTTCCTAATTACATTCTTGTTCTGAAGGTCACGGAAGATCATCACGCGCTCGGGAACAATGCACTCGATCTGACAGTGCTCGCGCTCCTCAGCCGTCATTAGCGGATCGTCGCCGCTCGGCTGTGTGATTCGTACAATTACCTTTGAATCACGGATCGCGTCTCTAAGCATCTGCTGAATTTCGTCTGCCCAAAAAGTGTGAAGGCAAGTATTCAGCCGGTCGTCAATGATTTCATCTTCTACTGAAGCTGAGGGCAATCCCATGAATTGCACTTGCAAGTCAACAATGGGCTTGCAGAAAACAGAGCCTAGATTTGCAGGGCCATCGTTCCTGTAAAGCTGCCGCGCTACGTCATACGAAATGATCGTATTTTCAAACGCCGGTTGACCGCCCCAGTATTTCGAGGACAGAACGCGGAATTTAGACCGAAGACCTGTAAATGAAAGTGGTCCAAATGCCGAAAGGATCGCGTTAGACCAACGCGACACGTCTGTAATCTCTGAAATTACCTTTCTAGTCCTCGTTAGCATCTTCACCGCCCTTCTCCACCATTTCAATCAAAGATTTCTCCAAATCTTCCATCATCTGTGCCGCCTTCTCTTGCAAGTGCGGTGGAAGGTCACGCAGACTTGCAATTTGCTCCTGATCGACACCCATTTGGAATTTATGGGTTTCGCTCTTGTCAACCTCAGCGCGAGACGACTTAGGCAAACCGGAACGGTCGAGAATATCCTTAGCCGCTTCCAAAACCATTTTGTCGTCGTCGCTTGACCGCATTACATCGGCAATCGCGTGAACAGCCTCGATGCTGTACGTCTGCAAAAGTTCTTTAGCCGCACCCGGAATTGCATCCAGCGTAGCCAGATATAGCTTCTGCGTATTTTCTTCTTTAAGCCAGTCACCGACTTGCCCTCTAGTAATTCCAATTGATGCAGCAATGTCCTTGTGCGAGTACCCTGCGATCTTCAAAATTACACAAATGCTCTTTAGATGGTCTTCCTCTCCTGGCCCAAAATTGACGCGCCGCTTCTTAGGGTTGATCTTGTATTTACGCCGCACACGATTGCGTTTTTCTTGAACTGCCGAATTTCTATCTTCAGGACGCGCCAATTAAAGAACCTCCCTTCTCCATCATTGAAAGAATGTCCGATGAAATATCCAGACTTGGCTTCCGCATTGACGCGACAAATGAAAACATATCCGCGTGATGCCAGTGGTCGTCGTTCTTGTTCTTTTTCCAGCGAGCTACAGTCCGGCCCTGAGTATCTTCCTCCTCTACCCGCACCATTTGAATCATGTGCGAATAAAAACCGTTGTAGTCGCGGCGCTGCATGTGCTCTCCTAGTTCACGCGCGTTAGGAGGAAGCAGCACATTTCCATTGATGTATTGGTTAATTACCGAATCGAAAGCCATCGTTCGGTCAATTACACATTTTCCTGCCTCACCATGCTTAAGAGGGTGCCATACCGCAATTTCTTGTGTTTGCGGCCGGTCAAGCTCGAAGCCGAGCCAGAACTTACCGGGATATTTGAGGGACAAGTCCCTTGCAGCCCGCTTTTCGGGATGGGCGTCGCAAACCGCGACAAAATTCGTAAGCTGTGAAAGGAAGTTGTCAAGCTCGCCCCATTCTCTGAAAATTTTCATTTGCCAAAGCTGTCGTTGACCAAATCGGTTCAACGTGTAGGCCAGGACGTGAATGAAAGTCCCAATGTCTATCCCAAGAAATACTGCACCGTTTGGAATTCCACCGAGCGAGTAACCTGGAACCCGGCATTTGTCGAGTATCTCTGGCGTAATTTGATCCCCAGGAGCAACGTAAGGGAGTCCCAGTGAATTGTTGAAGAAGCTCCGTAGCTTTTTAGCATCCTTTTGCCCCTTAAACCACTTGTCTGCAATCTTAATTACAGTCTGAGTGGGGGAATGGAATTGGTTAATGTGGTAGCCACGCTTATCTCCATTGAGATTTCCTGCTACCCACTTGCCATCGGCGTTAACTGCGCCTCTTTCATCGTCTGAAATTGAACGGTGGCAGAAAGCGCACTCAAAGCCGCATTCGTCGGCTTTGTCGCCTAGCTTGAAGTTCTCCTCCCATGTGAAATTCTGAAATCTTCCGCAACCAGGGCACGGAACATGCCATCGGTGCTGATCGCTCGCCCACCATGCGTCTTCGGCATCTACTCCGTGCCCCGGTACGGTCGGCGTCGAGAGAATTGTCAATTTCTTTACCTTCGAGCCGTCCATTCGGCTCATGGCGTCTTCCAAATTGTCTTCTACAAAGCGGTCGCGCTCATCCCACACTTCAACGTCTACTGGAATTTCCTGTAGCTCGCGGCTGATATTCGTTCCGCGAATGTAGAGCGCAACACCTTCGGCGCTTTGCTTGTGCAGAACATTATCGACAGACATAAATGTATTTCTAAGAACCTCGTTGCTGTCGATGATCGTGTCGATCCTCTGCTGCACGAAAGTCTTTGAGCCGGTCTTCAGCGGTAGCAAATACAAATGATGCCAACCGCGTTCCTTAATCCAGTGCAAAGTCCTCGTAATAAAGGTGACGGTGAAAGCCATCTGCGCCGCCTTTGGAATTACAATTTCATCACTGGTATCACGAATGACCTGAATGATGAATTCTCTCCCGCGCGTGTCGAAAGGACGACCATCTACCCTCAAGTTCATGCCAAGCGCCCATTCGTCCGGTCGAGCCATTTGTCTGACCGTCGTGAAATTACCCCTGGCGATTTGGGGTTTTCCTTTCTTTTTCAAAGTGGAATTAGGCAAATGAGATTGAAAATCCGATGGCTTCTATGTAAAGAATACAGGAGCGGATTACAGGCATAAAAAAGAGGGCCGAAGCCCCGCATAGGCCCCGACCCTCTGTACGCCCCGAACGCTACCGCCCTACCGGGAGGCAGACGAACTACATATTACCCGTTAGCTGCTTTCTTGGCCGCTCTACGCCGCCTCTCAGACGCTCTTTCTTTCTCTGCATTGTTTCGCCGGTACTTGTTGCGAATTTCAAGACCGTTATCGCCTGTAGGATGGTACAAATCTCTCTGATCGACCGGCACCCTTTCAGGCTCACCCCTAACGGCAGACCCACGCCTAATGCTATGCCTGTGTCGCACAATTGCATTTTGTCGAACATCAATCAAAACAAGCAAAGCTCGATGAACTGTAGCGCGCTTCATAAACTTTTGCTTGTCAATTCTTGACCAAAACCCCGTTCCTAGCTGGCATCGCCGCAAAGTCTCAGTCTTTCCAAGCCTTGATTGCAATTCTGTGAATATCCAGCGAACCTCTGAGATTTTCATATAGCCGCTTAGCTGAGGATCGCGCCCCCTGGAAGCCTTGTCGCACGGAATACAGTAATTGCTCGGTTTTCCTTTGTGCTTGCCGGTTTTGAAAAACCAAAACTGAGAAAGAGGAAGCCAAACTCCCTCCTCACCGTGCATAGGCCCATTACATTGCTTGAGCTTTACCCCGTTCTCTGTAAATTTGTAGCGATTCCAGCGGCCGTGCCAGTTTTTTCCTTTGTTCATTTACGCCGCCGTTTACGCATTGGCAGTTTTTTCAATTTCACACCCCTCAACCGCCTTTTAGCTTCAGCTTTTGTCATTCCCCTGGCTTTGGTTCGCTTCCCGCCAGCAATAGCGCCAAAAAGCCGTGCCTGCTTTTTACTCTTGGCTTTAGGCATAATTTCCTTTCCCCGCCCTAACCTCTAACAATTAGGCCCACTTTTTCACGCTTTGTAATTGCAACTTTGGGAATCGCCATCGGTTCCATAACCATGCTCTCGGCAGTAGATGATGAAATTACAATAATGTCTTCATTTTCCCGCACAACGAACCCAATCGACACACACTTAAGCGCGCCATGCTCTGTAATTGTCCTATCCATTTCTTCTTCTGTAATCCAAGGGCCATTGGGAAAACTAGACGAGTCAACCCACTCGATCCGTTCTATATCGTAATTACGCTGCGCCATTGTCGCCATCTGAAATGATCTTCTGTCCTTCAAGCTTTGCCCGAGCTACGCGAGCCATAAATTCCAAAGCGATATTGAAATCCTTGAGCGCAATCTTGGCCCTAGTCCGCGCTTCATCGCGGGTAGCAAGAGCCGCCTCTAGCTTTTCAGCCTGCTTCAGAATTTCCTTTGCGGCTCTAGAAAGCTGCTTGTTATCGTCAGTACGTCTTTTAATTTCATTCGTCACGCCATCGTCGCTTTGTTTAAGCACCGGCACACGCGAGCGGCGAACTGGCGGATAATTATGACCTGTTCTTTTACCGCCTGCTGCTACTAGCTCGTCTTCTTTCTTCTTTTTTAGAAATTCAATCTCCTCCGCACAATTTCCCGCGTAGATTCCAGCGAAGGATGCAGGCTTTCTTCCGTGCCCGCATTTACATTCTGCTTTGAGGTATCTAGCCATCTTTAAAGCCGCCGCCCTTTTTGTAGACTGAATTTACCTTCTGCCTAATCGTATTTCCAACTCCGTGCTCCTCCGCTCGATCTAGAAAAACCTGCGGGCCTTTGTCTGTCCCGTACCTGTTTGTAATTCGTCTAAACGCCTTTTGAGCGCCTTTGCTTTGTGCTGTAATTTTGAAAGGTAATGATTTCACCGCTGAGCCATCCCGACGATTAGAAAAATAGCAAGCCAAAGCGGCGTAACTAATGCCATCGCGATTAGAAAACCCTTCACGGCTTAACCTGACCAAGAGCGCAATGAATACAAATTACCTCGCTAAGAGGAATTTCATCGACAAATCCGACTAGACGCTTGGAATACGCCATACCTTCGATGATCGGATTTTTACAGTCCATGCAAATAAGGCCGTGCGGCCACTCCTCAGCTTCCATAATTAACTTTTCCATTAGCGCCTGTCTTGAAGTTTTTGATATTCCATCCCATCCTTAAATCCCTGTTCGTGAGCTTCAATGTATTTCTCCTCAGCTTCAAGCTCCTCGTAAACTTTCATTGGAACCGGCCTAGGATGATACCACGCTCGCCTAATTGCGTTCCAAAGCCTGCGCAATGCAATTGCCATGATCCTCCTAAAAAGTAATTCGGGAGCGGAGCCAGTCGTTATCTGTTCCAGTTTCCCCCTAGGGTACGACGCCCTCAAGGTACTCCCTACTCCGCTCCCGTTATCTGCGCTGCCCCGCGCTCTTGGGCCTAAGCCAACTGGCGCGGTTTCCCTTCCCG